ATTAAATTTAATCACCAAGAAGATTATGGACACAATTGGTATGTCCGAGTATTATTCACCAAACAACGGTCATTATTTCAAGGGTGTGTATCATGGTCTGAGTATCCTGGATCACCTTATCTACAAATAAAATTTGGTATGGGTAGTTTGATTACTATCTTATTGCAAGTGCATAAGTTTGGATTGGATATTGGTTTGTTTGAACGCATTTGGAAACTATGATGGTGACAAAGACCCCTTATGGGGTCTTTTTTAATACTATATAAAAAAGTTGAATAGAATAAATGAAATTCTTTTTCGCACTCTTGGCAACACTTTTTCTTGCTGCACCGGCATGGGCTGTAGATGTACAGATGGGAGCAAATGGAAGCTTGATCTTTGATCCAGCAGATGTTACAATTTCTGTTGGAGAGTCAGTTCACTTTGTGAATAATATGTTACCTCCACACAACGTGATTGTTGAAGATCATCCAGAACTTTCACATGAAGGGCTTGCTATGTTACCAGGTGAAGACTTTGAGATTGCTTTTTCAGAAGCAGGTGACTATACTTACTGGTGTGCTCCCCATAAAGGTGCTGGTATGATTGGAACGATTCACGTAGAATGAAGTATACTCACAATTACATGAAGATTTTTCTCGACACTGCTGACACAGATATTATTGCCGAATATTTTAAGACAGGATTGGTAGATGGTGTCACTACCAATCCTACTTTGATTATGAAGAGTGGTAGAGATCCTATGGATGTCTATCAGGACATCAAGGATATTGGTGTTCGTGATATTAGTATGGAGGTTGTTGGTAGTGCTGCTCAGATGTATCATGAAGGACGTAAACTTCATGATAGGTTTGGTGATGTTGCCACTATCAAACTCCCTATGACTAGGGATGGTTTAACTGTATGTAAAGAACTCTCTGATGAGAATATCAATACGAATGTCACACTCATCTTCTGTGCTGCTCAGGCAGTGCTTGCAGCAAAGGCAGGGGCAACATATGTCTCACCCTTTGTAGGACGCTTAGATGACCAGTCAGTGGCAGGTCTGGAGGTTGTAAAGAGTATCTCTGAACTGTATCAGATTCATGGAGTTAGGACTCAGGTTCTTTCTGCATCTATTCGTAGTGTTCAGCGTGCTGTTAGGTCATGGTATAATGGTGCTCAGATTTGTACCATGCCACCTAAAGTATTTGACCAAATGTATGATCACATCCTGACTGATAAAGGTTTGGAAATTTTTGATAAAGATTGGAAGGAAGTAGTAAGCAAATGATTTTTACAGTATATTCAAGGGAAGGTTGTCCCTATTGTGATAAGATTCAACAAGTATTAGAACTTGCAGAAATCAAGCACGTAATATATAAACTTAACAGGGACTTCACCCGTGAAGAGTTTTATGAAAGATTTGGGCAAGGATCTACTTTCCCAAGAGTGGTTAAAGACGATACTTTGATTGGTGGATGCACTGAAACTGTTAAGTATCTAAAAGAACAAAACCTGGTCTAATGGAGCAAAACTTCAACGATATTTACGATCTTATTGAACACGCTATTGATAATGCCTTTATTGGTCAAATGAATTTAAGATTCTATGATTACTTAAAGGCAAACAAAGTTAAAAAACATGAAATTGATTCTTTCATTGAAAGTACAACTGCAAATGAAATCATCGCACTTACTGTAGATCTTAAAGAATATCTTGAAGGGGGAAACGATTCTATTCATAAACAACTGCGAGAGGGTTATGGACATATTCCAAAACCACAAGCAAGGAAAATCAAAATATATTTGAGTAGCATCTTGGATGATGCATGGAGGTATAGTAATGACCGAAGACCAGGAAGAAGAAAGAAAACTAAATAGTCATGATTCCCACATAAATCGTGGGGTTGAACTATTACTAAGAAATCGGAGGAGGAAACCAGATCCGCCCAAAACTTTTCAGATAAAGTTTGGTAAGATGGTCTCTCTCTTCCGGCGAGAGATTGTATTTCACCTGAACTTTTATCTGGACATCAGGAAGAAATAGTCTCTGGAGGACAGAAAAATGTTAGCAGTAACGTTAACCATAGGAACATTGGTTTCAATCATGTTCTTTTTTGTAGGAGGTGTGGTAGGATGGTTGGCAAAGGAACATATCTACAACACTCAACCCGTTTACACTCACCCAGAGATGTTTGATGAAAACGGAAATGTATTACCAGATGAAATTTTAGCAGTACGATTTGAAAACAGTTATGACGAGCTCGACGAGGAAGACGACGACTAAGAAAACTTTGAGGGTTAAAGCAGAATCACCAAAGTTGCCACCAAACCCCTTTGTTCATGAGATTCTTGAACTTGTAGGTAAGCAAAGGACCAAAGCAAAAAAAGTAGAAGTTTTACAGGAGTATGCTAATCCTGCTCTGAAAACTCTCTTTATTTGGAACTTTGATGATACAGTAATCTCTGTTGTTCCTGAAGGAGATGTTCCTTACACGGAAAATGAAGTTCCTGTTGGAACTGATCACACTTCTCTCCGTAAAGAATATAAGCATCTCTACAACTTTGTAAAAGGTGGTAACGATGGTCTCTCATCTCTCCGTAGAGAGACTATGTTTATTCAAATGCTTGAGGGTCTTCATCCAGAAGAGGCAAAAATTCTTTGTCTTGTGAAGGATAAGAAACTTCAAACTAAATATAAAATAACCTATGATATTGTTAAGGATGCATATCCCGACATTCGATGGGGAGGTCGTTCATGACCGTTGCCGTAGAGAAGGAAAACGAAATGGTAGGAGATGAATCAGAATCTAATCAAATAAATCCTTTTGACTATAGTTGTCAGATTCTTCTTGAGAAGACTACTCTTGAAATGGCAAATGATAAATCATTTCCAAATGATGCTCGACTCATTTGGTATGTTGTAGATGGAGTAGAGTACATTGACCTTACTCGCTGCAAGAAGACTTCAGGTCTTTTTGATATGTATTATGATAAGTATGGTCCTGGTGCCGTTAGGAAAATTGATTTTGGGTATGGCACAATTAATCCTAAGTTATGGGGATACAAGTCAAAGGATAAAGATAAGAAAAGAAAATGAAAGATGAAATTCTTAGAGATCAAATCAACGAATTGATTCGTGATGAGATTCAGGGTGTCATCAATGACTATGTTGATGGTCAAGAGAACACTCAGAAAAGTGGTCTTGGATTCTTTGAAAAAGAAGATGAACTAAAACTCAGCATTTCTCAAAAAGAAATTGATAAGATTTTAAAAGAATATAAAAAGATTAAAAAAAGTCAACGTTCAACTTTATTTGAAATCAAGAAGTTAGATAAGGATTAAAATGCTATCAACTCAATACAGACTTCGATTGGAATCCATTTGCAGATGCATTGCAAACAAAGAGGAAGTTCCTTTACAGGATATGATTTGGGCAGATAAACTTGCTAAATCACATACTCTTGCTAGAGATTGGCTGCAGAAGGCAAGGAGACAGGCATCTCAAGATATTCAAGATGGTAGTATGGATGATTTTATGAATAGGATGGGACTTGGTGACCCCGATCCATCCAATCATAAAACGGGGTTTGGTTCAGCAGATGAAATCGTTGACTGGTTCAAGCAAGATAAATCTGATGATTGGAGGCAGCGTGACTAATGTCCGAAGAAACTAACAGAGTGATTGCTGATAATCTTGTAAAGGATATTGAGCAACTTTTAGATGGAAAAGCAAGATATTATACTTGCTGTGATAAAAACACAGAGCATAAAAAAATTGTAATCGAGTATAACCACAAACGAAAATGATGCAAGCATTAGTTTATGGAAATGGTAGTCAAGAATGTGAAAGAGCAGTTATGGTTCTTGAAGCATGTGGTCAAGAGGTAAGAGAGTATTTACTTGGGGTTGACTTCAGCGATAGACAGTTTAGGGCAGAGTTTGGTCCAGAGGCAGAGTATCCTCAGATTGCCATTGGTTTGGAGCACAGAGGGTCACTAAAAGAAACTCTCAAATATATGAGTGATGCTGGGATGTTTTCCTAAGGCACTTGACTAAATATAGTTGATGGTCTATACTAGACCTGTCGTTCATCCAAGTGGAGTCTTATGACTCCACAGGACGCAAGTAAGTCGCGGAACGGATCGTTCATCTCATGAAATATCTTTTATTACTCTCATTGCTTTTACTACCTACACCTTCACTTGCAATGTCTTGTGAAAATGTTAAGGAAGTATTTGCGGTTGTAAAAGAAGATCCAAACTTATCAAGCAAAGAAAAGACTCTCATTGCGATGGGTCTTATTGCGAAATATGGAACTTCCTGTATTTCAAGAGACGCAAACGACTGAAGGAACGGGGAAACGGATCCTGCGTAAGCAGAGAAGGTTAACTTTCCATTCTTTTAGGAGTATCAAAATGAACACACTTACTATCATCAAAAACCAGATCGAAAAGGCAGCACGTCTGCATGATGCACAGATTGCTCATACCTCATATAGAGGCATTGACTATCAGTGTAAGCAGGGAGAAGGGGAAACTCATGGAACTTTCTGCTATCGTGGTCGCACTTACGTAAAGTGAGATAACTTACTTTTTATTCAGGAGGGTTGACAACCCTCCTTTTTTTGTGTATAATAACTCTGTAAGGGTTCAAAGGATGGACAAAGAAAAGCTTAAATTGATTATCAAAAACCTTGAGTCACTTGTAGACTGTCTTAAGTCAGAAGTATATTCTGATGTAGATTCCTATAAGATTGACCCACAAGATCTCACAATTTCAGATTACGACGAAGTATTTTATGACGATGACGATGGATACGCAGATTAAACTCATCAGTGTTACACCAGATGCAGAGAAGCACATGGCATACTGTGCTCGTGTATCTAATCCAAACAATCAAGAGAATGAAAAGTTCTCTGGTTTGCTCAAGTATTGTGTAAAGCATCAGCACTGGTCAATCTTTGAGCAGGCATATATGACTCTTGAAATCAATACATCAAGAGGTGTAGCAGCTCAGGTATTGAGACATAGAAGTTTTACCTATCAAGAGTTTTCGCAGAGGTATGCTGATAGTTCTCTTTTAGGGGATACTATTCCTCTTCCAGAACTTCGTCGTCAGGATACTAAGAATCGTCAGAACTCTATTGATGATGTTGACCCCTTTATCAAGCAAGAGTTTGAAATCAAGATGAAGAAACATTTTGATGAAGGGATGAAACTTTATAAGGAAATGCTTGATACAGGTATTGCAAAGGAGTGTGCTCGTTTTGTTCTTCCCTTAGCAACACCTACTAGAATTTACATGACAGGCAGTGTCAGGTCCTGGATTCACTACATTGATTTACGCTCTGCAAATGGTACACAGAAAGAGCATATGGATATTGCTCTTGCTGCTAAGAAGATCTTTTGCTATCAGTTCCCTGCTGTTGCTGAAGCAATGGAATGGATTTCATAAATACAAGAAAAGGATTGAATTTGTAATGCCAACGTATCCAGTCATTAATAAGAAGACGAAAGAGACACAGACTTTGTATATGTCCATGAAAGATTACAGCGATTGGAAAGAAAATAATCCAGATTGGGAAAAAGATTGGTCACAAGGTTGTGCAGGGGTAGATACTGAGTTCAAGTGGACAGGAGAGGCAAAGTCTAGTGGTTGGAATGAAGTTCTGGACCGTGCATCCAAACAACCGGGTGCTACGGTTCGGAAAAACCGAGACTATAGTTTCTAATTCAGTGTATGCCAGCAAAAAGAAAGACCCAATCCCCAGTCCCATTCGGAATGTCAAACAGACAGATGAAAAGAAAGAAACCGATTAATCAAGATTTGATGCGAAAGATTGAACCCCTGACAGAAAATCAGGAGGAACTCTTTCGCTGCTATAAGAATGATCAGAATCTTGTAGCATATGGGTGTGCAGGTACAGGAAAGACCTTCATTACCCTCTACAATGCTCTCAGAGACGTTCTAGATGAAAGAACACCCTATGAGAAGATTTACATCGTTAGGTCCCTTGTAGCAACCAGAGAGATCGGTTTCCTGCCCGGAGATCATGAGGATAAGTCTTCACTTTATCAGATTCCATATAAGAATATGGTAAAGTATATGTTTGAGATGCCTACAGATTCAGATTTTGAAATGTTGTATGGCAATCTCAAGACTCAAGGAACGATTTCATTCTGGTCAACATCTTTTATTCGTGGCACAACACTTGATAATGCAATCATTATTGTTGACGAATTTCAAAACTTGAACTATCATGAACTTGATAGTATTATCACAAGAATTGGACAAGATTCTAAGATTATGTTCTGTGGTGATGCAACTCAGACTGACCTTATTAAAGACAGAGAGAAGAATGGTATTGCAGATTTTATGAGAGTACTTCGTCTCATGCCTTCTGTTGATATTATTGAGTTTGGTGTTGATGATATTGTCAGATCTGGACTTGTGAAAGAATACTTACTTGCGAAGATGGAACTTAATTTATGACCTTTATTCATCATAATTATCTCGGTGATCTTGAACTCAATAAAAAAGAAACTAACGGCATCCGCTTGTACAATCTTCCAGATGGTCAGTGGGTGCCTTCTATTACATCTGTGACTTCTTTTTACAACCGACAAATCTTCATCAAGTGGAGAGAAAGAGTTGGTATTGAAGAAGCAAACCGTATTACAAAGAAAGCAACCGCACGCGGTACAGACTTTCATGAAGTTGCACAGGCATATCTTGAAAATAAAGAACTTAACTGGGACGATTACCGTCCTTTGTCTAAGTTTATGTTTCATTATGCTAAACCTTATCTGGATAAGATAAATAACATACATGCCATTGAAAGAACTTTATATTCAGAGTATCTTGGTTTGGCAGGAAGAGTTGACTGCATCGCGGAATACGAAGGAGAACTTGCAGTTATTGATTTCAAGACATCAGAAAAGATTAAACCAGAGAAGTGGTTGGAGAACTATTTTGTTCAAGAAATGTTCTATGCATCAGCATATTATGAGTTGACTGGTATTCCCGTCAAAAAACTGATTACTCTTATGGTCACACCTGGTGGTGAAGTGAAGGTATTTGACAAAAGAAATAAAGAGGATTATATTAGATTATTAGTACGTTATATTAAAGAATTTGTATCTCACAATCTTAGGGCAGAGAATGCAGAATGAACTAGAAAAAGCACTAGAAAATAAATTCTTTTGCCCCTCACGGTTCGCACAAGAAATCGAATCTCTTGTGCAAAAAACAGAAGGAATGACTTATATCGATGCAGTGGTTCATTTTTGTGAACAAAACTCTATTGATTTAGAATCCGTTCCTAAACTTATATCTAAACCATTGAAGGAGAAGATTAAGTATGAAGCTATGGAGTTGAACTTCCTAAAGCGCTCTTCCCGTGCGAAATTGCCCCTTT